AAGTAGGGCCACGTCTATCACTCCGTTCTCCCGCTCGCTGTCATGAGCAGGATTGTGGTCTAAACATGGGTCAATTTAGGATGCAAATTTCCAGGGAAACTGGGTCAGTTTTCAATGCAAATCAACAAGTATTTGTTATTTTTAAAAAGATTAACTTTTAGTTTGAGAATTGATCTACATCAGACGAGAAAATTGTACAAATAAAGAGGTCCTGAAAATTTCAGAGCAGACAATGCAATTAAACGCGCTAAGCGAATAAGTAGAAAAAGTAGCTATCGTGACAAGATTTTAGGGGAAGGCTCGTATTCCTATTCGTGAAAATTTGCATTAAAAAGGAACATCTAAAGTTCCTTTTCCTTGATGAGGGGCAGTCGCTATCCAGATGACATCGAGCGCTTTGTTGTACCAGAACTGCGCACCGTCCAATAAACCCGTACCAGCAATAAAAAAGGCCGTTTGCACCGCGCCGAGAGAGTCAGTACTAGCGAGGCTCCAGCGCTGCACATCGGGCCTAGGGATACCCCTTGATGCGAAATAGCGCTTTTGATCAAAGTCCCTGCACTCCATCTGCTTACCGCAGTATTTGGCGATATAGGAGGCCAGTTTGTGAATGCCGTCTTTGCCAAATCCGAATTTGGAGGGGTTACGTACATCGATGTTTGACATCGAGCGCCCTTGTTCATCCAGTCCGACGATGCTTGACCAGATCGAGCGCAGGAGCTGATAGCATTGACGGCCCCGTACAGCGACATGGAAATGCAATGCCCCGCGCTGCTGTTCCTCAATCACGGCCACATAATGGAAATCGACGCACTTTCCAACCCGGCGCCGGAATTTGTCCCAATCCTTCAGCGCCTTTTCACGATCAATCATGTTGTCGCGATAGGTCAGCGTAATCATCCGATCCGCTCCAATAGACTTGCACCGCTCTCTTACGTTCTTCTTGGCATTGCGGGCAGCGACAGCTTCGTTTCGTTCGCGGTTTTCCGACTCTCCGCGCTTGGTGCGCTTGCCAATGATCGGAGCCGGGCCTTTGAAGTGCCTTTCACGGCAGACGGTCACTTCCAACTGCCCGTCTGGATATGTGACTTTGCGGGCCACGTATCGGTCATTCCAAGTGTTTCTGATGCCCTCATCGCTCCAGCCTGGAGCCTTTTTCTCGAATTCGTTGCAGGCATCAAACGAAACGTTTGACAGATCAAAATCCGGGGTATAACTTGCAGACATTCATTCACCTATCACAGCTAGTTGGATGAACGCCCCGAACGGATTGCGACTCCCTTCGGGGCATTTTCTTTTGCGGACTGCCCTTCCCTACTCTCTGTTTTCTTTTCCGTTTGTCTGCCTTGGCATCCCGCTCCAGGCTCGTTTCCGTTAAGTATGCTTAATACAAGTCTAGGCGCTCGCTTCGCTCGCGCCGTCCTCGCAAGCTGCGGGCGGCGCGATCTTGCTGCGCCTCTTTTCCGTTACGCGTAACGGAAATTCACCGCCCTCATCGAGCGCCGCAGCGCCTCGGATCAACCGCATAAACCCTGACTTGTGAGTGCTTTGCACTCATGGGCGGTTGAGGCCGTTTCTCCGATCAACCCGCCACCGTTTTACTAAGTTCTCCGCCTTTTCGATGAACGATAGCCGGCGCGTCTTTTGCCGCAAGGGGGCATTCATAAAAGCGCCAGCAACCGCGCTTTTACAAACCTTCCCCCTTGCGGCAAAAGCCTCATGCGCCGTCTATTCGATCATCGGGCGAAGAACTCAGGAAAACGGCGGCAGGCGGTGGAGTCGAAACGACCGAAACCGCCGGTCTTACGGAGGGCTCCGAATCTAGGAACCCGGTCAGCTTTAACACCACCTCGAAGGCGCGATCATGGAACAATCAGAACTGCCCCTGCTGCATTTCCCGTATCAGCCCTACTTCGCCCATTTCAAGCGCACGCGTAAGGCGCTGGCCCCGTCCAACTTTGTCCCGCCGTGGAAACAACTGCGTCTGACGCTCTATATCCGCAATCTGATGCGCAAGGGGGCTGCCTTCATCTGGACGCGCCCGGATGGCCGTCAATTCTTCTGCAAGAGCATGCGCCAACTGGTGGCGCGGATCATGGACTACGATGGCTACATCCTGCATACGATTTTCCAGTTCAAGAACGGGCGTTTGATCCGCACCTGAGTTACAAGCGCGATACCTGTAGTACCAAGAGAATTTCCGTCTTGCTGTTCTGACCGGTATTGGAGCGCATCCAATCAGGCAGGAACGAGAAGCCAATGCGGCCTGAGCTTTCACGGTTCTCCGCAAGACCACCGATGATGACGACATCACCGTCAGCGACTGATAAGGACGTACTGACTTCGCGTTTGGTGAGCGTGGGCGAATTGTTGACGCCGGTTTGCGTGACAATGAAATTTGATAGCTGCTGGCCGACTGTCAAATCCACTACTGACTCTCGCACAATCGGTTTCAGATCGAAGATAACGCCCGAACTGCGATACTCCACCGACTGCACCGGAGCGCTGCCATTCCCCGGATAACTGATTGCACCCAGCACAGGTACATCCTGACCAACAGCGAAGCGACCAGCCGCACCAGAACGCACACGCAGCGAAGGTGCGGAAATAGTCTTGAAGCGACTGTCACTAGAGAGCGCTGCAAATACGGCGTCAATGGATGCATTCTTGATCCGCACGAAACCGTCAAGCGTGGATGGCGTAGAGAGCCCGGCAGACACAGTGCCACCGAGCAGATGTAGCGCAAGAGAAAACGCTGATCCTTCCGCACCATTGGATGCGACCTCAAACACCTGGCCGCGTACCATCACTTCGCCTTGCCGTGTATCCAGTTGCGCAAGCAACCCGGACAGTTTCTTGATGTCTGTTTCCGTCCCATTGAACACCAGCGCATCAGGATCGGTATCAAGCAGAGAGGCGGCAGACCCTGCAGGAGCAGGCGCTTTCAATTGACCGGTGGCTGCATCTGCCGTGATCGCTTGCGGCGCACCGTGAACAGAGCGCGTGGAGGTAAATTCCCCTTTCGGGAAAAGGCCGCGCAGCAGCTCTACCAGATACGTCACATCCCGATACTTTGGCCGATAGACAAAGGGTTCTTTTTCCGGCTCCACTTCTTTCACAATCCCGACGATATCAACGCCGTTCACCGTGCGCACTGATAAACCGAGTAGTCCCATGAACCGAGAGACTTCAGACCGAGCAGAAACGCCAGTGCCGAAACGGAATGAGACAAGCCGCTCATCGGCTACGACTTCAGGCTGTATAAGGTAGGGCGTTTTGAGGATCTGCGTATACATCGCTTCGACCGCTTCCGCCACGCGCACCCGAGAGAACTCCATTGCGCTATCGGACTGTGGAGGCGCGCCGGCCGGAAGCGGCATAGACAAAGGCATGATCGGCAGCAGAGGTACATTCGGTGCAGCGACCGCGAGCGTGCTATACGCCATCAGTAACGCAGTAATTAGGCGCTTCATTTCTTCCCCTCGATATGAACTGAATGAACCACCGCGCCGGAATAGCGCGTCACTTTGGCACCATCAATTTCCCCTATGGTTTGCGGCCCCATCTGGACGAACATTGAGGGGGACTCGTAGCGCAGGCGGCCAGCATCGTCCGCGATGACGACATAACTTGTCGTGCCGAATCGCGCCGTCCCTACAATCCGCCACGCATCGGAAAATGCAGGCTTCGCAGGCTGTGCAGCAGATTGCTTTGTGTTGTTAGCGTTCGTGTCTTGCTTCCCTGCGTGAGTTGATTCGGCGACCGGCTTAGGATGAAAAAAGCGATTGATGCAGTACAGACCAACCACCAAGGCCACCAGCAGAAAACCCGCCGTCATCCAGATCTTTTTGCGCGCCAGCATGTTTTGGCGCTTATCGACATTGACGATTTTCCCGTCAGCCCCGCCCTTGAATGAGGAATACAGAGGAAAGATATCTTTGCGGTACTTGCGCAGTTCGACACTGATCCGCGCTGCCTTGCTTTGTTTGTTACCCTCGAAAATCGACACGCTGTAATGCGTGGGCATACCTAGCGATATCTTCTTGTGTGTGCGAATGTGGAACGCCACCACGTTCTTTACGAAGCGATTCAGTGTAGACATGTCCTGAATCATCAGCACCAAATCGCAGGCCACTCCCGTTTGCTCATTGGTGAAATGGCGATGTTCCAAGAAGAAGCTCTTATGCTCTTGCAAGAGATTCGCACCAGTGGCAGGCCAGAAGCGCCACGCCTCATCGATGCAGACCAAATCCCCTGGCTGCACGATGGTATCGGTATGCGCGCCCTTCTTGTCGTCGTAATAGGGGAAGAAATTAGCGAGCGCGACATCACCATTTGTCACATGGACCACCTCGCCTAATTGCTCAGGAACTGGCTTGTAATTCTTTTCGATGTAGGCGCGGATCTTGTCTCCATCGATCCCGTCCACATTGGTGACGACGCGCCGCCCTTTGGCGATCGCCGGGACGATGACTTCAGCTACTACCTCATAGCTTTTCCCGGAGCCCATCAGGCCGGTATAGACATTGATGCCCATGATCAGCCAATCAGAGGGATACGACGAATCGTGAAGCGCGTCACGTAGGCCGAGAGCAGAAGCGGTATCCCGGCCCTGATATTGAATAGGTTCAGGAAATACCAGACCGCATTGGGAATACCGCCAAAGGCATTCGTGAGTTGATCGCCAGTCGGAAGAAATTGCACGATGACGGCCATAAATTCAGTCGTCACGAAGAACAGCGCAAAGAACACGACGAACTTAACAATAATCGATCGCAGGACGAATGCAAGGACCGCATTGAGCGCCGATAGAACGATGCCAAACATGTCTTGTTCCCCTTATGAGCGAAGGACAATGAACAGCGCCAGGAGCGCATAAACCACGGCCATTGCCGCATAGAGAGACGACCTCGATTGCTCCAAGAGCGCGCAATGATCCTTGAACGCGATGTCCTTACCAAAGACAGGAACAGTCCAAGTCGGGCATTGCACATCCACACTAGGGACAACGAAGGATTTCAGCGTCGGAAAGATATTGCGCGTGGGCGCAATTATTTGCGTGGCCGTTGGAATGGGTTCCAATGAGGGAGCGCCAATACCGGGATCAGGTCCGAGGTTTTCCAGCGGCTGAGTGCTGGGATTGCTGCCTGTATTCGGTGCCGAACTGGACGGATCAACCGAAGATTGCGGAGTGCTGGAAGTCGGTAATCCAAACGGCGACGAGCTAGCAGGCGAACTAGAAACCGGGCCAGTACTCGGAATCGGATTGGTCACATTACCAGTGCCCGGATCTACCGGCGTGGCTTGCTGAGGTGTTGCGAAGTCTCCTACGGTCGGCCAGTAATCGGGGTGCGAGGATTGCCAATTGGCGACATCGCCCGTTGTGATCGGATTAGAGGCGTCATAAGGCAAGCCATCATAGCCGGACGAACCTGCAGCACTTCGCCACGCTGCATTGGCGATATCGGCAATGGGTTGCGTTGGCAAAGGCGCTGCTAGATCAGAGGAAGACAGTGACTTGGCCGCGTCAGCAGCGCTCATCGAAGGAGCAGCAGCTAACTCTTTGAAATTGGAGGCGGGACAGACGCCGTTTGAGGCCGTGAGCTTGATGCCCGGACAGAGCGTTTTATTGTTGGACGATTTTTGTGGCGCACCCAGCGAGCCATTATCTTCTGTGTAGGAGCCGCCTGTATCTGAAACAACGGTGCGTATCAGGTGGCAGAAACCGTCTGAGTTCAAGACAGCGCGTTGCGTACCGTGTCCACCGGAAATCGTGAAGTCAGAATACGATGCGCCTAAACAAGCAGTGGCCGGAGAAGTCGCCACTGCATTAGAAAAAATATAAATCGTATCGGGAGGTGCAAGGCCCGCAGGCGTATTGATCGAACTAGGGTTATCGCCAACTTGCACACTTCCGTTTTTTCCGTAGTACCACTTTGCCCCGAGATAGCCGATAGCCCAGCCAACAGCACCGGCCACTGCAAGCGCCCCAATGACAATCGCACCGACCGTCCCCCAAGCTACCAGCGTGCTAGAGGCGGCAGCAGCGCCACCGGCAGCAGCTTGGGCTTGCGTCGCCTTCACAACAGCATCCGTCAGAGGATAAGAAGAACGCACCAACGTATTTGCCAAGCGGGGATCAGATGCGGAAATGCCGTTGGATACGGCTTTAGCTTGAATCACACCGGCCAGCGCATTCTGTACTTTCGAGACCGGCACGTTAGCGCTATGCGCATCCAGCCAAACCGTCCACAGGGCTACGAGCAAGAGGAAATGGGCGCGCTTCATTTTGAAACCTCAAGGCCGACGACCACAGCCCACGCGCAAACCATGCCCCACGCGAATGCGATCAGATACCACCAGTTCGAGTAATTCACGCCTTCCCCCTTTTCGTATGGACGAAAAAAAGGACGATGCAGCGCTACATCGTCCCTGATTACAGCTTGGCGAACCTTAGGCCGACTTCAGGAACGCCATCACCAGCTTGGCCGCTTTCACGGTCACATGCACCACGGCCAGAACCGCACCGATGGCCAGAACGCCGGTCACGATGTCACCGGACGAGACAGCACCGGTGATCGAACTCAGGTCCACCGTGGTGCCAGCAGCATGAGCAGGCACCGCAGCGACTGCCGCCACACCAGCAGCGGCGACGGCTGCACCCTTCTTGAACTTGGAGAGCACTTGCATGGTTTTACCCCTATAAAACGCCGGAAACGTCCGGCAGCGCTTGCCCGAGATAGGCAAATCTTTAGCAGAAGGCGCGGAAGATCAACACGAAGTCCAGCACCCACAGAGCGGCGACGCCTGCCGCCAGTAGTCCAGTGATTGCACCTGTCGACATCAACCCTCCCGAATCATTTGAAGTACTGCGCCAATGCAGCGCCCAATCAGGAAACACGCCATCACCAAGGAGAAACCGGCAGTCCAGACACCAGCCACTGACGATGCATCCGGCGTATCCAGCGTTGTTTCCAGCAACCCGACCTGTAGCGCCGCTGTACCACCATCGCACGAGAGCTTGCCGTCCACTGACACCGTAGGTGCGGCATCTTGCGAGCAGTACAGAACGTACTTAGGCATCGGATTTATCGTTACGCGTAACGGAAATTAGGAAATCGAACTTGCGCCGCTGGCGAAACTCGCGCTGACGTTGTGCATTCGTTTTAGGTGCGAGCTTCGGCGGGCGGCCACGGCGGGGACTACTAAACAGATCCGCCGTGAATTTATCCGCCGCCTGTTTCATGGTCAGGCCGCAGCTTTGGCCGGCTCTTTAGGCGCGGCCTTTGGCGTGTAGGGAACGATGGAATCCACCACGGACTGGATACGCTTGTCTTGGGCGACCGACAGGCGGAAGTCAACTTCGTACATCCCTCGCGGAATATCGTTGTATTGCTTCGGCAGAAGAAGTTCGCCAACGAGCGGCTCAACTTGGCCGGTATCTTTGTTGACGTGGTGAACGATGCACTGAGCAAAGCGCATGTCGTAAGCGTTGCCGGACTTTTTTCCGACGCCAGACAGGGGAACAACGTGAATGATTTCAATGATGGATTTAGCCATTTTCTTCGAGCCTCTAGACTGAATAGAAACGATGGAGATTCGCGATACCAGACGTTTCGCTTAGTACGCGCGTACTTGTGATATCTTACAAATAGCCCAACTGCACTAAGTACATTTGGGCTAATGCAGAATCAATCTTAGCCCAATCGTACAAACTTTGTAATTGGAGTTTCAAATGAACTACGAAGAATTAATAGCTAAAGCTGTCAAGGGAAGGACTGTGAACAGCCTTGCGAAGGAATGGGGCATACCCCAGAAAACCTTGGACAACTACGTCAAAGGAACGCGAACACCCGACTTTCATACCGCCTTAATTTTGGTCAAGGAGACCGGAATAGCCGCAGAGAAGGTGCTCTTGGTGCTGGCCGAGCATGAGGCGAATCGAAAGCTGACCAAAAGAAATCTGAGGGCAATTACCGATAAATTTTCGCCGTCTTTTGAATTGTTACTGCGTTTGGCGAACGCTTGCTGGGCTCAAATACAGCGAGTGGCGCAGTAACTGATTCGTCGATTTCTGTAAATACAAATTATACGAATAAATACCCCTCGAATAAATAAGAATAATAGCTATTCTCATTTGATACAATTCAAAGACACTTTGTTACATGAGGCAACAATATGCGTACTTTGAATCTCATCCAGGACCTAGGTGAACCCCAAGATGTCCATCTCAACCGAGCCTGGCATCAAGCCCGGCAGCGCAGTCTGCAACGCACCTTGCAAGCGCTGTTCCGCGAAAAGCTGCTGCAGCGGGAACACCTGATCTTCGATGGGCACTACGCCTGGCTGCCTTTGTGGAAAGCACAAAGCATGCTGCGCATTGAGGGCCTGCACCTGGGTGTGGCGGACAACTGCCAGCTCCACGGTTCCATTGCACACTACAGTGTCGGAAACCCGGTCCCGCAAGCCTTGCTGAGCTCGTCCATGTTGTTGGCAAAGGTGGCTCGGGCGCATGAGGACATTTCCGAAGCCAGCCTGCAACGGCTGATCATGGAGCTCTCCAACAGCGCAGAAAATGACGCCCTTTGCCTGAATTACCGCCAACACTGGGGACTTCGATTGCGTGCCGAGTTCGGGCATCAGCAGACCAATTTTGTCGCCGCATTATTCCGTTCAGCGCACCCCAACCCGAGCCTGCTGCTGGAACAATGGGGCACGCTGGGCCATCCTTGGCACCCCAACTACAAGACCAAACTCGGCTTGAGCAGCGCCGAGGTCATGGCGCTCTCGCCCGAATTTGAAGCCACGATCACGCTCTCCCTGGCAGCAATGCACGTCGATGTCGCCTGCATCACCGGCGGCCAGGACCACGCCGAATACCGGCAATGGTTCGCTACCCACTACCCGCAAGCCTGGGAAACGTGGACAACAGCCTTGCAGCACCGAGGTGAAGACGTTTCACACTGGCTCCCCCTGCCCTTGCATCCCTACCAGCTGGATCGCGCCATCCCCGAACGCTTCGCTCAGGCATTGGAAAAGCGCCAGCTCCTGCTGCTGCCCGAAGCGAGCCTGCCAGCCCGGCCGACCATGTCCTTCCGCACCGTGGTCCCTGAAGGCTCGCCGAGACAGCCGCACATGAAATTGCCCATATCGCTGCGCCTGACCAGCGTCGAGCGTACCGTCTCGCCCAAGTCTGCCGTGATGGGCCCGCGCCTGACCAGGCTGCTGCGCGACATCATCGCCAGGGAAGACGGTTTCGGCGGACGGCTGGCCATCCTCGGTGAAGAAGTCGGCCTGTATTACCGCGCCCCGCAGGGCAATGACGATGTCTCCCGCCACCTGGCCGTGCTCTACCGCAGCAACCCCATGACGCAACGCTGCAAGGAGCGCATGCCGGTACCGGTGGGTACCTTGTTTGCAGATTCCCCTCTGAGCGGGCGTCCGCTGGTCTGCGATCTGGTCAGCGCAGCGTGGGGAGACGACGCCGATGCTGCCGAACACTTCTTTGCTGCCTATCTGGACGTCGCTTTGCCGGCAGTGCTGGGCGCTTATCTGCGCTATGGCATCGCCTTTGAAGCCCATCAGCAGAACAGCTTCGTGATGGTGGATGCCCAACTTCGGCCCGTGCAGATGCTGCTGCGCGACTTCGGGGACCTGCGCATCCATGCCGCCGCCTTGCGCCACAGCAGACTGGCGCTGGAAACTTACAGCAGCAAGCACACCCTGTTCGAAGACAACGATTCCGTGCGCGACAAATTTCTGCACGCCTTCATGCTGTGCCACATCATCGAACTTGCCTTGCTGCTCTCACGCACCTATCAGAAGCCGGAAGCAGCATTCATGGCGATACTGCGCGAGCGTCTCGAAGCCTGCTTCGCGGAACTCAAGCCAAACACCGAACCGCAGCGTTGGCAAACCGAGTATCGGGCACTGCTGCAGGATGACTGGCCGGCCAAGTCCTTCGTCCGCATGCGCCTGAGCGACACCTCCGAGGACGTCGTCCTGCGCATGCCCAATCCCCTGCTGGGCGCAGCATGAGCGTGTTGATGGGCCGCAGTCCGGCTGTGGCGTTGCGCTATCTGATGGCCATCCAGCTGCTCTCGATGGGCGCGATGGAAATGAGCGGCCCCTTCTGGCCTCTGCATTTGCGGGAGATGGCCCTGATGTCGGCTGCCACGCTGGCTTGGGTCAGCATGGCGGTCTATGCCGGCCCCTTGCTGATGACCATGCTCACTGCCCCCTGGTGGGGCCGCCTGGGCGACCGGACCGGCCACAAGCCGATGGTGGTGCGGGCCTTGCTGGCGCTGGCGGTCAGCCAGCTGATGGCGGCCTGGACCGACAGCGTCACCGTAGTACTGCTGGCGCGCCTGATCCAGGGCGCGCTGGGCGGCTTCATCGCTACGGCGCAAGCCTATGGCGCGGGTCTGGCCACCCCGGCGCAGCGCAGCTCCCTCATGGCGCGATTGCAAGTGGCCACGGCCATGGGCTCGGCCCTGGGTCCATGGCTGGGCGGTATCCTGTTTGACCTCTGGGGCTTCTGGATCGTCAACCTGACGACCGCGCTGGTGTGCGTGCTGTGCGCCCTGCTGGCTGCGGTGGCCCTGCCCTTCGTCAAGCCAGCCGCGCCGAATGAGCGCCCGCGCGCACCAGCAAAGTCGCTTGCTCCAACGGCGGCAGAACGCCCTGCACTGCAGGCGTTTCAAGGCTTGTTGCTGGGCATCTTGCTGGTGCAGGCGGGCAAGATCATGCCGCAGGCTTTCTTTGCGGTGTATGCCGATCAGGTCCTGCATGCCAATGCCAGCTTCACCGGCCTTTGCTATGGCGCTACCGCACTGGGCCTGTGCATTGCGGCTCCGCTCTGGGCACGCGCCTTCGCTGCACTGGCACCGGAGCAAGTCCTGCAGCGGGTCAAGTGGATCACGCTGGCCTGCGCTGCCACGCTGGCCTTGCAGTCCATGAGTCATGTGCCGGCATGGTTTGTCGCGGCACGCTTGCTGTGGGGCGTGTTCCTCGGCGCATTGCTGCCGGTGTTCTACACCCTGCTGTCACGCCAGGCCGATGGCCACCGCCAAGGCTGGGTGCTCGGCGCCGGCAACAGCGCCGCCAAGGCCGGTGCCCTGCTCGGAACAGCTGCCGGTGCCTCGGCCATGGGCTGGCTGCCGATCAGTGAAGTGTTCTGGCCCAACGCTGCCGTCTATCTGATCGTGGCCGCCGCCCTGCATGGTTTGCAGCGACGTTCCGACACCCGCGAGGCCGCCAGCTGAAACACCTCCCTTGCCGTCACAAGCTTTCCCTCCGCCAGCCTTCCGCCAGCCTCTGCAACAGAAGTTCGTCCATTCACAACGTAAAACAATATTGCTATGAACACCAAACTGTGTGCCCTCAGTGCCCTGCTGGCCCTGGCCTTCGACAGCTACGCGCAACAAGTCCAAACCAATGCGCTGCCGGAAGTGACCGTCAAGGCGACCGCAGATGACAACAGCGGCTACCGGCCCAAGAACTCCTC